TCTCAACGCAGTTTTAAATTCAGTTTCAATATCTAATCTATCAGCCGCTGCTCCACTTTCCTCGTAAAATACCGTTAGATATTGTTGAAGAGCGCGATGTAAAGCCGTACCAAATACCGCATGAATACTAGGTTCAAAAACCTTGAATCCATCTCTATACTTCAAACCCCAATGATGAGGACATTTTGAAAATATACTTAATTGAGAATAAGATACAGATTTATGATAAGCATAGTTTATCTCCGGTACAGTTACCTTTTGTAAGTCTTTTAATATTTTAGGGAGTTTTTTAGCCAAGTTTTTTTCTGTTTTGGATTTCTCTATCTAAATAAAATAGAGCTTTTTCTAAATCCTGGATAATATTGTCTTTTTTACCTGCTCTGGAAATATATTTAAGTGTATTACCTAAATTAAAACCTAGATCCCATGCTTCTATAACTTTAATGGCTTCCCAAGGATTATCTTTACCCCCATAATGTTTTGGATGAATTACTGATGAGTTATCATCTTCATCCATTATGATTATTCCTTCTCTTTGGTTCATTTCTTCAAATTTTGTTTTTGAATCACTCATTTTAATAACTTTTTAATTTCTTTTTCTTCTTTACCTAACTGCTGTAAAATTATAGTTACATCTTGTTGAGTCAGTATATTACAATAATCTAAAACCTCTCTAGTACTTATTTGAAAATATTCAGATAGTAAATTTAATACTTCTTTTACGTACTGTTGTTTTGTGGGTTTTATATATTTGTTGAAGAATTTTTGTTTGGGTAAAGTTTTACAATAAAATTCATATAACCTTTGTTTTGGTAATTGATGTTCTTGTATCTCAGCTACTAATTCGATATAATTAGGATTCATTGAGATAATTTTATTAATCATAAAATTGTTAAAGATCTCATGCTCCTCATTCGAAAATGAGGACCATGACTCTTTGTCATATGATATTTGCTTTACCCAATCAAAAATGGTTTTAATTTTGGTCATCTTCTAAAATGAATTTGAATTCATCAGGTAAACCATCTTTTAAAACTTCACCAGTTTCTGGGTCATAAAATACTTGGATTGGTAGTACATTATCTTCATTAGTACCAGTGATAAATTTAGATACTTTTCTTAGTAAGTATCCTTGGTGCCAAATTTTACCACCAGCGGCAGTTAAAATTGGAGTTGTTTTGCTTAAATCTAAGCTCATTTGTGGTTGTTGATCTTCCATCTTTGTTTATTTGGTTGTTAATAATTTGGATACGCAGGCACAGAATGTAATTTCTTTATCAGGTGCCATAATTGATTTGTATTGATAATCTGCTATTATAAGAGTAGCAATTGCTGAATCTGTAAATTCATCTGCTCTCTCAAATAGTACTCTATATAACTCATTGTAATCTCTAATATTAGAATCCATCACTAGTTGTCTTATAGTAGTAAAATTCTTAACATTTTTGGTTTTAAGTAATTCTATTACTTGGTCTGATGTTTGTTTGAAATTAGTAATAGTTCTGCTTTCTACTAATTCTCCATTTTTAATAGAGGATTGTAGTAAGTTCAAAGTTTTTCTAATATCAGGATAGGTTTGTTTAACAATTCTTACTATATCAGCTCTGGTATAAGTAATTTCTTCTAAATTTAGAATTTCAACACATTTGAAGGCTACATCCTGCATTGATGGAGGAGTTAATTCAAACATAACAGTTCTAGATTGGATTGGATCAATTATACGTTCAATGTAATTGCAAGTAAAAACAAAACGAGTATTTAAACTGTATGTTTCAATTATATTACGAAGTGCTGCTTGAGCGTTTATTGTTAAGAAATCTGCTTCATCCATTATAACCACTTTTTGTGGTTTAAAACTAGCTGCTGAAGCAAATGATTTTACCTTATCTCTAATAGTATCAATACCATTTTCATCAGAACAATTAATGTATAATGAATCACAATCAATATTGTTAATAATTAATTTGGCTGCGGTAGTTTTACCAGTTCCAGCTCCTCCTGTTAATAATAGGTGTGGAATATCATTAGAATCAATCCATTGTTGTAAAGATGATTTAAAATCATCATTACCAATGTACCCTTCTAAGGTATCAGGTCTATACTTTTCGGTAAATAAGGTGTGTTTTTTATTGAACATAACTTTTATAATATATGGAGAGGCTTTCACCTCTCCAAATTTATTACATCATCCCTTGCATAGGATTGATTTCTTCTTTTTTGTCTTCTTTTTTCTCGTAAATTACAGATTCTGTTGTTAGGATTGTACCAGCAACTGAAGCTGCATTTTCTAAAGCAATACGAGTTACTTTTTTAGGATCAATAATACCTGCAGATTTAAAATCCATTGTTGATAAATCTTTATAGTTAAGACCATTCCAATTGCTTCCTTTTTCTGAGTCAGTTAATTTAGAACCTAAGTATTGAACTTCAGTTAAATCATGACCTGCATTGGTTAAGATTCGTTGGAATGGAGCAGCGGCTGCTCTGTAAACGATCTTCTTACCATTTACGAAATCATTTGAACCTTCAAAAGTAATACCTTTACGAGCATATAATAAAGCAGTTCCACCACCAATTACAATACCTTCTTCTAAAGCAGCTTTTGTAGCAAATAAAGCATCTTCTACTCTATCTTTTTTCTCTTTAATTTCAAGTTCACTATTACCACCTACATTAATAATAGCTACTCCACCAATCATTTTACCTAAACGCTCTTGTAATTTTTCTTTTTCAAATGGTGAACTTGCGTCATCAATTTGTTTTTTAATTTCTTGTGCTCTAGTTTCAATTGCTTTTTCATCACCTTTACCGTCTACGATAGTGGTTTTTTCTTTACCAATTGTAGCGGTACGAGAAGTACCTAAACATTGTTTCAAAGTACTAACATCAATTTTTTCTAGTTTATGTCCTTTATCTTTAGAAAGAACTTGACCACCTGTAATAATAGCTAAATCTTCTAAAGCCATTGTTCTACGATCTCCAAATTCAGGAGCTTTAACTGCTACTACATTTACAATACCTCTCATTTTATTAACAATAGATACTGCTAAGGCTTCTCCGTCAACGTCTTCTGCTACTACTAATAGTGCTCGTTTTTCAGTATTAGCTAATGTTAAAGCTGGGATTAGTTCTTGGTGGTTAGTAATTCTACCATTATAAATTAAGATGTAAGGATTATCTAATACAGCAGTCATTGTATTATTATCAGTTACAAAATAAGGTGATTTGTAACCTCTATCAAATTGCATACCTTCTACAATTTCAAGTGAAGTTTCACCTGATTTGGATTCTTCAATAGCAACAACACCATCTCTACCTACTTTTTCTAAAGCAGTAGCAATTAAATTACCAATTTCTTCATCATTATTACCTGAAATGGTAGCAACTTCTTTAATTTGTTGGTTATCGGAAATATCAGCTGTTAAGTTATTAAGAGCGGTTTTAAGCTCTTCTACAGCAGCATCAATACCTTTTTTAATTTCAACTGCATTTTGACCTGCATTAACATGTTTAAGACCTTCTTCTAAAATAGCATATGTTAATAAGGTACTTGTAGTTGTACCATCACCTACTTCATTTGCTGACTTAACTGATACTTTTTGTACTAATTCAGCTCCTGTTGATTCAATTGGATCTTCCAATTCTTTAAAGGCTTTAGCTACAGTTACACCGTCTTTAGTTACTGTTAATTGACCATAATCTCCTTTGATTAATACTGTTCTACCTGCTGGTCCTAAGGTAGAAGATACGCTATCATTAAGTTTTTTAACTCCTGATAGTAGTTTAGTTTTTAATTCTGTTCCAAATGCTGTTTCTGTCATAATTAATCTTCAATGATTGATAAAATGTTTTCTTGTGAAGTAATAAAATATTCTTCATTATTTAATTTATGTCTTTGTACTCCCATTGGTGGTATTACTACTTTCATACCTACTTTTAGATCAGTTGGTACAAATTCTCCTTTATGCCAATTAAATACATCAGATACATCAACAATAATAGCAGTAAGTGTTTTTTCATTACCAACATCTGGTATGATAATATTACCTACCATCATTTCATTTTCCTCTAAGGGTTTTAAGATAATGTGACCCATTCGGGATTTTAGTTTACTCATAGTTAATTAAATTTTTTAAATTGTTTAAAGTTGTTTCTAATTCTGTAATATACTCTTTGATAGTATAAGTTGATTTTTTTTCTAAAACTTGATCTTTAACTATTTTTCTTAAGGCATTAGGTAATTGTGTATAATAACCTACTATCTTCTCTTTTTTAGTTTCAGGTTCAGTAAAAACTAAATTATAACTATCTTCATCAAAGATGATTTTGTAATTCCCCATAGCAGGGTCTTCAATCATTGATCTTTTCTTAGTTGTGCCTTTTTGTCGGCCTTTAAAATTGTAATTTGCCATAACTTTTCTTATTTGTTTCGTATAATATACGAAAGATTTTTTGGGTATCCAAACAAAACTTAACCTAAGGGCGTAAGGTTATTATTTTATTTTTATTGATTTTGGTTTTGCTTTTTCAGCAATAGGAATAGAAATTTCTAGCAAACCATTTTCTAGTTTTGCTAACGCTAAAGACAAGTCATATTTAGCTGAAATTTTATAACCTAAACTAAAGGATTTTTTAGATAATCCTCTGTGAATTGTTCCAGGATGAAGTTCTTTTTCTTCTTCTGGTTTATTATAACTAATTTTTAGAATATCGTCTTCAATATCTATTGTAACATCATCTTTAGTAAGACCCGTACAAGCTACTTCAAAGTGAAGTCCTGCGTCGTCGTAAAAGATATTTAAAGGGTGAGGTTGTTTTGTGGTTGCTGCTGAACCATATCCACTTGTTGGGTAAAAGAAATTGTGGAATAGAATGTCAAATTCATTAAAGTTTGTACTCATATTGATTTACGTTTTGTGAGTGCTTTTGCTACTCGTTATTAATTGCCCTTAGGTCATTTGTCATAAATATTATTACTCATGCAAAGCCACAAGAAAATATTCAGACTTTACTCCTGCTTCTTCTAAATTAACTTTTAATAAACCATCTTTATAAAGATATGCTTTACCAACTGCATCTTTATTTACAGAAATAATCTCTCTAAAATTATTAGCACTAAACGCTACAGATTTGATTTTATTAATAATATTACCAGGTTCAGAAAAATTTACTTTATTTGAATAAGATGATTTTTCACCAATTATAAATCCAACAACATCTTCTTTTTGGAAATCCTTAGTTATCCCTATTTCAAAACGAGGTGGTTTATCTAATGCATTGTGTGCTTTAATATATTTTTGAGTAAAATCAAAATTAATATCAAATTCTAAATCGTGTGGTGGTAAATTAGGAGCTACACCAGGGTCCTGAATTAGTCCTAAGTCACTTAAATTGTAAGATAAATCAAATTGATTGTCACTAATGTGAAGTTTTAGAAAGTGATTACCTTGTTTTTCTAATTTTAATTCAATGTAATCATTTGTAATATTAAGTAATTTAAGTAATTGACCAGTATTAAAAATACCAATCTCACAGTCTTCTAAGGTTATAGGCGCAGTAACTTCTCCGATACAATCCTTATTGTCGACTGCAAATTTAATGTGAGCTTCGTTGTTTTTAACCTTAAATTTAACTTGAGATGTTAATCCGTTTAAATAAAAACTTTCAATTATTTGTGCTAATATTTTTTTATCCATTTTATGAGAATGTAAAGAATTTATGTATTAATGGGTTTGCTGGTGGTAATGACCATTCTAGGTCATCATAGAAACCTTGTAATTTGTTTTGTAATATAGTTTCAAAGCTTTTACCTCTATCAATGTATTCATTAATAAAGTCTTTGATTTTATCTGAGAGATCAAATTCTAAAAAAGCAATCGCTTCTATATTGTAAGGATTGTTTTTTAGATAAACCCATTTTACTTTATCACCTTGTACAATTTGACTATGTTTAGAATCTAATTGCCAAAATCTTAATAAATCATTGTGTTTAATAGATGCTTTAACAGATGCACCTGCTCCAGGTTTTATCTCAGATAATATTTTACCTGGTTTCGGATGTGATGCAACATATTCATTTAATGTTTTAACTGAGGTTGGATTACCAATTAAAGTGAAATCAACGTCAGATGAAGTTGCTTCTTGTCTAAATTCATGAATTTTTTTATCTACAATACTTTGTGGGGTACCTTTAATAATTAACTCAAGAATTTCTTGATAAAACTTACCAAAATATTTTGGAAAATTAGCTTTTTTAAATTCTAATCCTTTAATATCAAGTTCTTCTACAGCTCTACCTTCCTTTTTAGTAATCCATTGAGCATATCTTCGTGTTGCTCTAAAATAAGCAGTACGAATAACAGCCTCAGTTTTCATTTCTAACCTATGAGTTGGAACGTTAAATGCTTCTTTAGCTAAGGTATCATAGTATTCAGTTATAATGTCTTGATATTTAAGAGCTACTTTCTCTAATAAATCATCTTTTTCTTGATCAGTCTTATCTTCAAAATCAGGATAAAGGTGTTTTAATAAAGGTTCAGCGTTAAAGTAATTAGAGTCTGTATCCACATAGGCACAAAAATTAAAATCACCTTCATCACAGATCCACCATGGAGTATCTTCTAAATGCTTCATATTAAAATGTTCTTTCTCCTGGTACTGGTGGTAAATTAACTGGTCTGTTACCTTTTGAGTCAATATCTGTTCTTTCTTTAAGAATTATTTCAAAAGAATTTCCATTAACTTTACATTTACCTCCTTGTTGTAACATTTTCTTAAAAAATTTCTCTTGGGATTCACTCCATTCCTGAGACAAAGCAATTACTTCAGCTTTATCAGCTTTCTCTCCATTTAAGGTTATACTTACTCCGTTTCTAATTGATTGTCCTTTTAACGCCATTATATTTCTAATTTAATTTCACCCCTAATAACTTGATTCATATGTCTGTTAGCACAAAGTGCTGATTCTTGAATGATGCGTTGACCACTTAATGTAATGGCTTCTGATAAAATTACGTTTCCATATCTAAATGAAGGTAATGCTGTAGCACCATAAAGTGAATTAAGTAAGATTTTCATTGTATATTGTAATAAATGATTCTTTTCACCTCCTACAGTATCACCTGCTTTATAAGCTTTTTTCATTAGATTTTTATATAAAACCCTTTCATCAAACCATTTTGATAATATAGTTGATAATACTGACTCTTTATCTGTACGAAATATAACACCATTTGCTGAGATAGCCAAATTATATTGCTGAAGTAGTTTAACTATTTTAGAAGAAGTCCAATCAATTTTATTAAATTTGTCTTTGTTAGTAAACCATTCCATAGTGCGAGGTCTATCTTCAGTATCATTAATTAAATCATTTAAACCTAAATGATTATTTCTATCATTTAAATCAATAATTCTACCTACTAATGTTTCTTTACCAATATTAAGAGACATAATAATTGAAGGATACAATGAAGTTAAATCCTCATCAAACATATAACGATATAAACCAGCTTTTGGACAAAATAGATAACCACCAGCATAATTAGCCTTTTTAATAGGATTTCTATCTCTAGATGGTGGAATTATATCCTCAGATAGTAAGAAAGCTGAAATAGCACCATCATGAATTTTAGATGATTGGTAAACATCATCGTAGTGAATTTTACCTTTATGTGCTAGGTTTTTAGTTAAACTGATGTAGTTGAATTTATTATCTAAGGCTTTTAGAATTTCAACATCTCGAAAATTATATTCAATAAATTTATCTTTGTCAGTTTCAAACAATCTGTCCAAACTACCTTCATACTCGATTTTAGATAATTTACAATATTTTTCTCCTAATGCATCTAATTTATAAGAAGGTTCATCTGCAAATGAATATTTTTTATGTAAACGGATATAATCTAAAGAATACATTCCTTCAATTCTAATGGGTTGATCTTCATTATAAATTGTAATTCCAATATCATTAGTGAATTTTTGCTCTTTAATTTTACCTATTGGAGATAAAGCACTAGCTCTACGTTCACCTAATTGATTTAAAATTCTATAATAAAGATAAGGTATATCGAAGTAATCACTATTATAACCAATTAAGATATCAGGACTAACTTTAGTTAGATAATTTAACCACTTATTTAATAATTCTCTTTCACTTGGTACAGGTATAATTTGTTTGTTACCTATAGTAGTTTTTTCAATTTTATTATCTTTATCTAAAATTAAAATATACCATTTATCTTCTTGTTTATGCCACCAAGCAATTGAGGTAACAGGTTTAGGTGCTTTTCTGATGTATTCAGGTGTAAGTGCACCACCCATTTCAATTTCAATATCGAAGAATATTTCTTGGTGAGTAGTTGAAGGTTCATCATTTATGCCATATTTGTCAATCAAAAACTTTTGATGAATAGGCATATCATGATAATGAATAAATGGATTACTCCCTTCCCAGTATGTAGTTTTCTTTAGAGGTTCTCCGTTTAGACCAAAATGTGTAGCCTGGTTTTGGCTACACACTTCATAGGCATAATTTTGAAATTCATATTGTTCTACTCCATCATCGGTCCATAAGGTAACATTGTATCTATTTTTACCTAATGAAGTAGTTGTTATGTTTTTATAACTCATTATAACCTTTATTTAATATTATTTTTTCTTTTTAGGGTAGTATTTTCTTTTTTTCTTTGGTTTGTCGATTGGAAACTCAGGTTTTGGTTCCTTTTCAACTACTACTACTTCTTCTCCTACTACTTCTCTTTCTTCAATATTGAATAATTCTTGTTCAATTTGTTTAGAAAGTTCTTCTGCAGTTGGGATTACTGGTGGGTGAGCTTTGCTTGCTAAGTATTTTGTGCTGTAATATATGGCTATAAAGAATATTACTAACCCAAATCCTACTTTTACTAAAATTTCTGTCATTGGTTTATTTATTGGTTAAAAATTGTTTTAAATTGGGTTTAAAGTAATTGATATTTTTCATTACTTTTTTGTCTCGGGATCTATAAGCAATGTAATAATCGCCAACAGCTTCATAATGGCATGCTTCATTCTGTTCGATGCTTCTTTGAGCGACAGTTGCGATTGCTTCTTCTTCAGTTCGGCAAGCTTTCGATAAGTTTGAAGCTTGTACCTCTTGATAGGCCGGCCATATTTTATCTTTAAGACCGTGTAACATAGCACCGTTCCCAAGGGAAACATAAGTAATATCACACAAAGCATCCAGAACCTCCACGATGTTTCCTTCTTCACACGCTGTTCTATATTCTTCAAGTTCTTCGAGTATAAAGCTATAAACGAATTCCCATTCTTTTCGTTCGGGGATAACTGGCTCATAATTATTTGGTTTGCCCATTAAGGCATTAAATTCTTCTACCTCATCTATAAAAGGTACTGAAGGTTTTAGGTCCTCGATTTGTGTTTTGAGTTCTATGATTTTCTCAATCACATCATTTCCCAATTCAATCTTGGACATCATAGATAAATCTATAACTTGAGTTGTGAGTAAATCAATATACTCTTGTTGTTTTTGTTCTAATTTGGTCATAACTTAATTTAATTAATTTTTTTAACTGCACCTATTATTAGGTAATAAGGCCAATCCGAATATAATAAATGATCTTCATTCATCAAAACTTTTTCACCAATATAGTAATTTATTTTTTGTCCTGCTTTTGAGGCATGAATTTCATGTAAAACTTCATAAATACCATCTTCTGCAGGGGTTGCTGTGGAGCGATTGTAGACTGGAGGTGAATTGGGTTCTACATCATAAGGTGCAACTC